TTATTTGCTAGTGGAATCGACCATTGCTATCCTTTCTCCAATCCATTTGATCACAGGTACACACATCGAATTCGCCATTGCCTTGAATCTGTTGCCATCTTTTGCTCCAGATATGTCCGTGTAATTGTCTGGGAATCCCATTAGCCTTTCTAGTTCTAATGGTGTTAGCCTTCTAACTTTTCCGTCAGGCTGAACAATAATTCTTCCTGAGTTGTAATCTTGTCCATTTAAACCACCACCCATATGTGCCCCATCAGATATACAATTGACTGGATTTTTTACCCATGCAGAACAGTAATTGCATCCAGTTTTTTTGGGGTCTAAGGTTGTATGTGATTTGCAGAATGGGCAATCATAGCTTCCTTCAAACGAACTGGAAGCCTTTTTCCCATGTTGTCTCTTCTGATGAATCCTTGACAGGCAAGCTTGCTCAAATAAAACTTTGTATCCACTTGTTCTGTCTGAATGATGCCCGATAAGGAAGACTCTTTTTCTTCTATGGGGCAATCCGAAGTGTTGAGCGTTAAGAACCCGCCAGCAGAGATGATACCCGAATTCAGCCAACGACCCGATGAAGGAACCAAAGTCTCTTCCTCCGTTAGCTGATAAGACTCCTTGCACATTTTCCCAAACAATCCATCTTGGTTTTCTATCCCGCACCAATTCACAAAACTTGTATACAAGTCCTCCTCTTGGATCGTCTGTTCCCCTTCTGAGGCCAGCGAGGCTAAAACTTTGGCAAGGTGTTCCCCCGATAAGTATATCGATTGCTCTGGGAATTTGCCAGGTTGAATGTCCATTTATGTCTCCAAAATTAGGGGTCTGAGGGTATTTTTGTTTTAGTAAATCACAGCAAAACTTATCAATCTCTGAATATCCTATAGGCTCAAACCCAATAGAATTCCAGGCAACAGTTGCTGCTTCAACGCCAGAACAAACTGAAAGATAGTTCACGATTTATCCTTATTATAATAATCAGCCTTAAGATTTTCGTATTTTCGTACAGAAGTTTTTAATGAAAGCTTTGTATTGGCTAAAGTTGTTCGCAAGGATCTTAGCTTTGCTTTAACTTCATTTAGTTCACCCTTAAGCTTCTTAAGCTCCGCAGAACCTATTGCTGATAAGTTTAATCTCTTTGTGTGACATAGATTGCATAGGTCTTTGTAGCCATACATTTTAATGATATGCTCACCGCACTTGGAGCATTCAATAGGTCTTTTCATATTGTTCCTTGATAAAATTTTTCACCCTACAGATTTGGCCTATAGGGTGAAGAAAAAAGGGGTCTATTAATCTAAATACGAATGATTCCATCCCATAATATCGCAATATATTTTACTATGAATTTTTGCCATATCCTGCGTAGTAGCATTGCATCCACTAATAATAGATGTCCTACCATCATCAGTACATCGTTCATCAGCTAGTATGGCAGATATGAACCTGAGAATATAAGCCTCTGATGCCCTTAAATTGATTGTCACGATTCGATTAGGATCGTAATTTGGTTCGCCTTTGTCAGCGAATTTAGAAGATAAAATAGAAGAAGTAGTCATGGTTAATTCCCTTTCAAAAGAATTAAAACTTTTTGCTTCCCTAAAAGTTAGGGTTTAGCTTGAAGAAAAACAGGGTCACTATAATTCAAATCTATCAGCATCCCATTTATATGGGATGATCTTCCATATATCAAGGTCAGCAGCATCATTTGAATTTGGATGCTCTTGCGGGCAGAATTGCCATGATGTAATAACTACACCATCAACTCTAATGGTATGATCTTCCATTAAAGATTGCATGATTTCGTCAGGCTTGCACCCCTCAAAATCATCGTTTTCTTGATCTTGTTTCTCGATCTGAAGCAGAAGGTATCCCGAGATATCTTCTACGCATAAATGCGAAGGGAGCGGGCCTCTCGCCAATGCGTTGGGATAATCGCCAGGGTCTTCCCATACTGATGTAATAACTTCCAAGGTGTTTTTAATGATCTTCATTTAACTAACCTTTCGTAGAAAAAGAGGGTTGGGGGTTGCTTGGTTTAATTAAAGCAGTCCATTCATTACACGAATATACAAATCTTGATTTTCTAAATGTGTTTCCAGTACACATTTAATGTATCCACGCTTTAATGATTTAGGTGCATGATGCACCCGCTTATTCCAAAGCTTTCTGATTACAGATAGATTAGATGTCATGCAATGCAATCTACCAACCCGATTCTTAATTGACCATTCGTTGTCGTATGACATCAATTCAATCGGCTTATCTTTATTTATTCGTAACATGATTCAAATCCTTTCCAAAAAAAAATGATAAAATTTTAAACACACATTTGCCAGGCGAACACACCAAAAAATTTTTACGCTATAGGATTTACCCCCTATAGCATTGGGAAACAGGGTTGGCCCTATTTCATTGTTTTATCGGGTTGCCATGCCATAAAGCTGATGCATAATATTTTCGCTCGGATAGTATGTTTTTGTGGCATGGTTGGCATACCATTCTGCCAATATCCTTAACCAAAGGATTGTTTTTTGTTTGCTTTTTGTTGCAGCAAAAACACTTTTTAGAATCATTCATTGTAAACATCCTTAAAAAAAATGATAAAAATCGTAACACACAAAAAGAACCCAGCGAATTTTTTTTTTGCCTGATTCTCCAGGCAGAGCGGGCAAAAAATTTTTTGACCTAGGGATTTTGCCCCCTAGGTCGTTGAAAATAAGGGTTGCCCCCTAGTTAGTTTGGTATTCAAGATAATGATCTTGTAATAAAGAATAACCTCTAGCAATTTCTTGTTTTGTTCGCTCGATTGCTCTAAGGATTACAAGCTTAACCCTGTTGGCATTATCGTCATCAAGCTTATCTGATATGGCTTGTATTTGATAATGGGTATTTGTTTTCATATGATTACGCATTGCCCAAACTTGTGTACCAGCAAGGCAATTGCCCGCCCTGATTGAATCTACGATAGATATTTGAACTTGAAGCCGTTCGGCTTCTTTAATTACCTTGTTTACCTTTTTAGGATCGGGTGAAAAAAGATCAGATTTTAAATTTACCTGTTTTCGTGCTTTGTAATTGTCTTTAGCAATAGCAACCATCAATTGCCCGCTCTTGTAATCGTTTTTCTTTATGGCATATGGCATCAAGTCTAAAGCTGTAAAGTGGTAGTCCATTGATTTAATGCTATTGGATTGGATTTTAAACCCTAGGTGATCGATAGCAAAATGAAATCCTCTGGGGGCTTTTATTACTCTTGAAATAATGCCATCATCGGTATCGATTCTAAAATACATGGTGCTTTTATTGATCATGTATCCGAAAGATTGAATCATAGGGGTATAGCTAAAACGCTCATATTTGCACCGGCTTGAATATCTTCCGTGACTATTTGTTTTTAAATGCGATGGCTTAAAACAAGCTTGAATATCAGTATAATTTTTCTTTTTATGATCATAAATTCTTGAAATATAACTAGATCGTCTTGTTCCAATTGGTATGGTAATACAATTTCTTGGCCTAAAATGATTATTGTAATCAGAGTTAATAAACTTCATTAATGAATAAGTTTTTATCCTAGGATGGTGAATTCTAGAATTATGTAACTCTAATAATTGTTTAGGTGTTTTACCTTGTCGATACTTAACAGGTATACTTTTAAACTGAGATAGTGTACTAGGATTGCCATAAATATTCGCCATTGTGAGATGCTCCAAATAAGGTTAAGTAATACCGATTAAGCATTGAATAATGCTTTCTATTGCCTTAATCCACACTATCTAAGAATAGATAGCATGGCATGGCATTAAATAAGGTTTAATAGTGCTTACCTAGTCAATGTAAACAAGGCGAACTAGTGGATTATCTTCTATCACTTTTTGAGTAAGTGAATAATAATAAATAGGGATATCATTTAACCTGACTAATGTATCTAACCACGGCAAATATTCGTTGGCTATACTTTTTGGTATTTCTAAAATACCGATTTTTGAACCATGCAAACAAATAGTCAACTTTATAGTTGGTATCATGCTATAAACTCCAAATAAGGTTAAAAAACAGGGGAAAAACAGGGAAAAAAGCGAACTGGAGACTATTTTTGGAATACTTTTAATGAAACTTGTAAGCAACATTAGAAGTATTTTTATCCCAACATTTGCGACAAGTTCCACACTTACCATCAATTTCTTCGCTAGCATGGCACAGGTTCAAATGATGTTGCATATCATCATTTTTGCCTTTATCGGTAATTACAGTAGAAGTAGGCAACCCTAGGGAATAACTAGGAATTTGATCGATCTTAAACATTGAGATTCTTACGCAAAGATTATCAGGAAACTCATTGAATTTTGTATATGCGGATACAATTCCAATTTCCTTGGTTGGTAGCCAAAATTTGATTAATGGTAAGGCATTTGCTATTTCTACAATAGCTTTTAAATGATCTAAGCTTTGGATATCTCCCGAAGTATGCCAACGGAAATAAGCTTTAGATTTATCTCTTAAGCTTTTATATTTTGCTTGCAAAGCTTCGATAAATGCAAGCTTCCATTTATCCATTTGTTTTAGTTGTTCAAATCTATTGGTATTTGCATTTTTAACGCCCCCAAAGGTATAACGCCCTTTATTTGCATAACAACCACTACAAACCGTATTTTCAAGCTTTGCAAGCTTAGAACCGGTAATACATTCCCATGCGGGGGTATCCCATGAAATCCAAGGCATTTTAGTAGTTTGACTAAACTTGATTTCCATTGTTTCATTGTCAATGGTTTCATTGGTAATGGTTTCAATAACATTCAAATTCAACATGATATGACCCTTTATAAAAATAGTGAAAAAACACACCGAAAACATAACTAATAAACAATATTAGTTAACAGTTATTGCGTTATCCTTGATTAACTTTTTACATTTATTTTTGCAAGCTAACCAATGATTTTTAGCTTCCATTGCATCAATACCGAATACCATTTTATCTGTATTCATATCAAATACATCTGTATGATATCCACAACCAATAATCATGTAATTCGCAAAGCATTGTGACTTAGTAATATACATTATTTGTTCTCCAGTTCGATTAAATCCCATTGTTCGATCAAAATACAAATATCATTCATAGTTTTTTCCTTATATCTTGGATGTTTTAGACTCAATTACCTTGCAAGGCAGTTTGGGCAATACCTTGGAATCAACAACATTGGCAACAACAACAAAGAATATAACCATACCAATTACAATTGAAACAAAGTTAAACATATTAAACCCCTTATTATCATTTCATTCTACTTTTTAGTTATCCGCATTAGATAACCTTATGATGTAATTATGCATATTATCGGCAATAGTTCAATCGCAATATACTAAATATTCCATAAAATTTTAAGTATATTGTCATAAACCCTTATGATATATAGACTTATGATTTTTAAAATAATTGATATTTTAGTATATTTTGGCGTGGTAGTAAAAATAAATAATCAAGGTATGCATGGTATCTATCATGCTTAAATTGTTATTTCATTCTATTTGATATGCTTAGGTATTATCTTTATCTTTTATGTATTGAATGGGGGG